TAGGTCAACTATCTGAGTGAGAGTAGTGATTTCTGTACCACTTGGTGAAGTGGTTATCTGCAACTTTTCACCGAATCTTTCTGGATGTTGAATCACAAACCCGATAAAGTCATGCACGATATTGAAATCTGCAAATTTCTTTGCATCATATTCTGAATCCACAATATAAGGGCCATCTAATTCATAGGCTCCCTCTGTAGTAAGAGCATAAACGAATCCTGCTGGAACATAGGGCGATATGATAGCTACACATCCCCATTCCTCAAGGCCTCTCATTGGAACTACTCCATAGCCTTTTGGTGCTTCCTGTTTTGCATATGCAAAGGAGAACCAATTGCTCAAGTAATCTCTGTAATCTAGTGGGTTCCAGATGAAATACTTGATATTGTTAAACCAGAGATTATAGTGAGATAATACGACATTAACCAAGGCTCTAGGACCATCATTAGTAGCGTGAGGAACTCCTTCTGTACCAGTTGCTGTAAAGTCTGGAAGTTCTCCGTATGTACCATCTCCTGCGTAAACAAGAGTTGATAATGCTTTGAGTGCTAAAAATTCTCTTGCTCTGAATAGTTGCTCTCTTCCTTGGGCTATTGATACTGCGAATGGATCAATAGTTGCCTCCATCCGATCTTCTCTAGAAATGTAAATTGGAATATCATTTCTAAATATCCTGAATTCAATCTGACCGAATTCTGTGTTTTGAATTTCTGGCTCAGATAATCTAGATACTTGAACATTTACAGCAGGCCATCCAGCTTCAGGGATTTTTCCTCTTAGTCTATCTAGTGCGATATGTTTGAATGCAGTTGCAATGTATGAGGCTTGTTCTAGTTTACCTACAATTTCATTTACAAATTGTACAATAGTGACTTGATCTATGTTATCTGAATTTGCTACAGCATCATACTGACCCTGTAGTGATTGCATCTCACCTGAGACAGATGCATCAAATTGCATTCTACCATGAGAACGTTTTCGAAGTTCATCCATTTTGGTTTCAATTCTCTTCATTGCAGAGAGTTCTTCTCGAACCTCATCGATTTGGTATCCTACTCTAGGATTAAGTAATGCGTTTAGTTCTTCGAGGTTTGCAGTCTCTTCACCTTTTTTCATTGCTGAAAAGACTTTGCTACTTTTTTCAATTCTCTTAAAGGATGCTACCCATTCTGACTGCATACCAATATTGTTAATATCCAAGGCACTACCAGAGTAGGCTACTTCAGATTTAGGGAAAAAGGTTAAAGTTTGCATTAGATAATCCCCGTTAATACATTGATAATGTCATTTACTGCTGGTAATCTAAGAATTTCATTATTAAAGTGATGATTTCTAAATCTTCCTAAAATTGTACCTAGTGGAATATCGGCTATCACTCCTTGAGCAATAGTTTGTGCACCTGCTGTAGAACTCACAACAACAAGGGATTCAGGTTGTAAGTTTGCTTCAGCAATTGCTGGAAATACAGAACCTGGTACTGCTACTTGAACTTCGGTCATTCCTGTTACAAATGGCTCTAATGCAAATGCATAACCACCTGATAAATCAAGATCTAATGGACCTGCTGAATTATCTAAATCAAAAGTACCAGAAACATCTGCTAAAAGAATATCTCCGTATTCAAAAGCATTTGGGGATGCTACTAGAGTTACTTTATAGACGTACCAAGGAGCGAATCCAGTTGGGAATCTAACTGAATTATCTGTAAGTGCTACCGGCATCTAGTTAATCCCCGTATTAAATAATTGTGAGTCTGACATTTTATCAATTTTAGTAGAAAATTTAGATGCATCAAATTGATGGTTTTTCTTTAGTGAACTTGTGGTACTAAATCCAAATGCTGAATTTTGAGCTTCATATATAGTATCTAGTGTACTTCCGAGTATTCCTGAAATTTTCTCGATTTCAGCGTCTAATTGTAAACCAGTTGATTTCTCCCATAGTGCTTTGTATTCTTTTATTTTGGCTTCTGGTGTTTTAGAGGCTTTGTATAATATTTCTAATTGATTAATTTTAGGTGTAATAATTTGTGCTGTTAAGTAAGTAATTTGTGCTTCATGTTCTCTCTCTTTTTTCTCGTCTTCTGCAGATTTACCTTTTCTTTCATATTCTTTAGGATTATTCATATCTGCTTTTTTATGCTCTTCTTCCATGGCTTTAAGAGCTGCTTTCATTCCTTCTTTCTTTTTCTCGTCTGTCTCTTCTTCCATAGCGGATTTCATTTTAGAATATACAGATTTGTAGGAAGATTCATGTTTTTCGTTTTCTTTATCCATGGCTTCTTTCTCTTCATGCTCTTTCTCATCCATGGCAGATTTGTGTTCTTTCTCTTTTTCGTCCATTTCGGCTTTATGCTTTGCATCTTTATCTTTAACTTCATCTTTTTTCTCGTCTACTTGAGCAGTGAGTTCTTCTACCTTAGAATGGAGTTCTTCTAGAGTTGACATGTAATAGTGCAAATGGTGAAATTGTATATAATAACATGTTTTAAATTCATAGATAATGTAAATCACTTTATGAGTAAAATGAAGAAATCTAAATTAACGGAATCCATACAGACATACATAACAAAACCAATGAAAACACGCCTAAGTAAGAAATGGCGTAAGGTAGGATATTCTAGTGAATCAGACTATTTGCGAGACTTGGTTAGATTAGATTTAAAAAGTTAGTATGGATTCTTATTTCTAATGTATTCATATTTAATTCCCTTTTCCTCAAAAATAATTCTCTGAGTTCTATTTAGTTCTAAATTGCTTTTCTCTACCTTTAACTCTGCTATTCCTGCGTAGAATTTGCCTATGGCATGGAGTTCTTTTGGTTTGTCTTTTGCGAGTTTAGGTGACTTTTTCGAAGGTTGTTTTTTCACTTTTGGTTTTTCTGTATGTGGTACTGTAGATGATCCATCATTTATTTTTGTTATATTTACTTTATTTCCTCCTGAATTAATTACGATAATATCATCATCTGGAGGATTAATAGTCTCTTGTGTTGACATGATTATGATGCAAGTTGCTTTAATTTAGACTTTGTCGTATTAATTTTATGCAGTATTTCGTGTTGTAGTGAAATCTCTTCCTGAATTTTATCTTTAATTGAGAATATTGTATCACCAATATCTTCTGCTATCATGTCTATAATTTGACCTTCTTTGTGTTTTCTACAATGTGAGTAGGCTATTGCTACTATTTGTTCATTATCCATTCTAGGATCTTCATTTGAGATAATTTTGATTTTTCTAGATACACAATCCTTCAAGGTAGATACATCAGCTTCTTTAATGTAACCTACAATATCACTAATTGTATCAGCCTTGAAATGTTTCTTTAGTGATTGTTTGACAAATGGCACAATAGTTATCTGATCTATGTTATCAGAATTTACAGCAGCGGATACTTCCATCAATTTTAATGCACATCCTTCACCTGTTCCATCACAAATAGCAGGAATAAAGTCTACTTCTTTTCCATATGCTGGGTTTCCTACTATTGCATCTTGAGCTCCTCTAAATCTATGAAGTGTAATTTCTATTCTACCATCTCCCAAGTGAACTCTTTCTGTAGTTGCTTTAGAGAATGGTAAAACCGTTGGAGAACCAAACTTTAGTTCCTCACTTCTAATTAGTGGTATGATTTCTTTTTTTGTAATGTGAGATACTTGCCAAGCTGTACGTTTTAGTTCATCTAGTCCTACATCAATAATATCACCTACTCTAAAATCTTCTTGAACTTTAACAGAAGGATGATCTTTCTCTGGTGTTAATACAAGAGGCTTTCCTAGAAAAGTTTCTACATCTTGCTTTATGGCATCCCATGTTACACGCCATCTATTCATATTAAATTCCTCACCAATTAGAAATTTTTTCAGAAAAGTTCCTTCTTTACCTTTGTAACGATTTAGAATTATTGGTTTAGTTTCTATAGAACCATGGAAATGTGTAATTTTATTTTCGATTGTATGTTGAGCTATTTTACATGACCACATTATTTTTTACTCCAATATTGTATAGCTATTTGGGTTGCCTCATATACTTGATGGACTTCATATAGTTCTGCCATTAATTGTGCATGTAAGGCAAAGTCTGTTGTAATATCGTAGTGACATCGACATCCAAAATGAGTATCTCCTCCTAATTCTTCTGGACCAATAACTGTAATGTTAACGTCATGTGGATCCCACCCGCCCTTAGCAAAACTAACCTCTCTATGACCTATACAAATAGGGCATACTCTACCATCCAACTCAGTTTGATAGAACAGTCTTACAATTTTAATCAGTGTAGGTTCAGGTTCCAATATTGGAGAGTCCACTTTGGAGCTTTTTCTATCAGTCTTATACCCTAGTAGGATAGCTGGAATTAATGGTAAGAATTCTAACCCTATTGGTTTCTTTTCTACTTCAAAAAATGAATAAGCCATTGGAGATAATTGTTTTGACGTACTAACTCGCAATTGATACATTCCATCTTCTAACTGAGCTGTAGAAATTAGTTTGTTCATTCTATCTGTGTTTTCAGCTATTGTAGATAGAGGCCATACTTCAACTCCTTTTTTGTCTATTATTTGCATGTAAATTCTATTATAAATAATTGGTAATCCAGTAGTAGGATCAAAAATGTAAGCCTGTACTGCAATCATTTGACCTTGTACTATTTTATCAGGAGTTGTTTGTACTACAAGTTTAGGCCGCATTATTCATCCTTTGAGACTTTGATATTTTGACCAGTGCTAGAATCTGTAACTGAAAATTGATTACTTGGTCCTTTATTACCAAACATGTTTTTACTTTGCTGACCCATTGCTTTTTCTTTTTCTTGTTGCTTTAATTTGTCCATATCAACATGTTCCAAATAATCATCATCGTTTAGTTGTTCACCTTTATACTCTAGAGTAGTTGGGGCGAGTTGTTCTTCTTGTATTAGTCTACCTATTTTTTCAAGTTTGGTTTCTAATTCTTGTTCTTCGAATTGGCAGTCAATGTAAAATTTTTCTAAAATATCTTTGTTACCATTGCCAGCATAGATAGTTCTAAATATTCTATTATACCATTGCTGAGATATTTGTGCTGTTATTTGTTCTCGTGATGTAGTTATTTGATTATTAAGAAATGATACTATTCTACCTACCAGTGTAGCTCGAGTTGCTGCTGCTTCATCAAATATTAGAGATTGTGGAATTCCCATAACTCCGATAATTACTTTGATTAATTGTTCTTGTAAAGATTGTAAATCTCCAAGGTTTGTATTAATGTTGAATTGATGAAATTCTAAATCTTTAATGTTGGCATAATCAATTACTCCAATTTCTCCAGCAACCCAAGAATTTTTAATTGCAGTACGTAGTTTCTTTCTTATGTCCTCATCATACCCTGTACTATCAAATGTAAACATGCCCATACCAGCATAAGATGAACGGATGTATTGCTGATAATTTTTAGCAAAAATTCTTCGTAGTAATCTACCTGGATCAAGAGCTCGCTGTATTTTCGAATAACCATAGTGCATTGAGCCAATTAACGGACTCTGATACTGATTTACCATGTATAACATTTGACTAGCTGGGAAAAATGATCTATCGTTATGTACATAGATTCCACCTAATTTCCAAGTGTAATCATCAATCTCAATCATTCCCATATCAATAGGTTGCAAAAGTTTTGTAACATTTGGTAATCCTCTGTATTCGTCATTTTCTATAGTAACAGGATCTAGGTGTTTCCAATTTTCAAACACCATTGCATCTCGTCCAAATGTTAGCATGTTAATAATTTGTGCTTTCCATTTTTGCTGTAATGGAATATCCATAAATGGGTCATTCTCATGTACGGATAAATCTGAATACCAGTTATCTACTGCCTCTAGTTTTGAAATAATCTCTTGGTTGGCTTTGAGTAGTTTTTGTTGTGCTTCTTTGTCTCCGTGTTCTTCTGGATGACGTAATTTCAGTATGGGTTTAAGTCCTTTTGGCATAATAAAATCTGCAAAAGTATCTATTGCAGTTCCAGCAAATCCGTTTACGTATTGATCTGAAAATAAAATATGATCAAAGTATTGATATGGATTATGATAATATCGCGGTCTGACTGGAATATTTGGAGCTTTGAATTGCTCCATAATTATTTGTAATCTACTTCGGGCTGTAGTAGTTTTTTGTAGTTCCACCATAGCTTCGGCATCTAGCTGCTCCCAAGAGTCTCTAGATGCAGTATATTCATCTGATGCAGGTTTAGCTGATTTTAGTTTCTTGTGTTTTGTTCCAATAACTTCTGCTTCATATTCAATTGGAGCCATTTGAGCCATATAACTACCGTTTTTTAGTTGTGCAATGAGTTTACCTTCTTTAGTTCCAAGACTAGAGTTCTCAAGAGATGGAAAGAAATCAAAGTCATCTTTCTTTTCTAACGAATAAAAGTCTAAGCGTGGCTGTTTTAGTGCTTCTATATCCTCTTTAAGTGAGCCACTAGTATTTATCGTCTGTTTTTTTGTTTTCAACTTTATTTTATAAATAATTCTTTAATATTTAAATTCTAAACAAGACCCATACATGTATGCAATTAAGTGAAAATTCAGAATTAATGGTAAAATATATTCTAGCTAATAGACAACACTGGCGAGTAATGTTTGAGGGAAATGTCTTTAGAGTTATTACAAATCAGCAAGTATTATCATGGTCTATCATGAGAGATATAGAGAGAAAATACCGTATGGAAATATATGATGTTACATGCACTCCCACATATGGAATCGTAGTTAGTTTTAATTCGTTGGTTTAATTACTCTCATTACCTAATTTTCAAGATCTTTCAAAATGTCTTCTTTTACCCTTTCTTCATCTGCAAATTTTGGTAATACTACTGCCATAATATAATTTATTGTCGTGCTGATAATACCTTCAATGCAGATACGTTAATTACTGATATATCATCGCTGTCTAGGTGTAATTGGAAAACATCGCCATTATCTACTTTAAAGAGTCCTCCACTGTATATGACTTTTTGAACGGTACTGCTAATAGATACTAATTGGTCTGTCTTTGATTGCTGGTCTAGATTTTTAAACAAACTAACTGTACCAATATCACTACCACCACCAGCTTTCGATAAAAGAAATTCAAATGTTATAGTTGAGGTTATCTTACCTAATCCAATATATGTCATTGTTCCCTTACTCGTATCAATTATCCAATCTTGGGTCGCCTCATCTTGTATGAAATCATTTACTACAGGAATAGTATTTTGTATTGGCACAAATGAACCAATCACACTTGAAAAAGATATTGGTACGTTTGACCTACATTCTGCTATAGACATAGAGTCTTCTTGTCCTGGATTATCTTTTGCTGTTACTCGTGGGTCTGAAGCATCTAGGGATGCCCTGTTCATGTTTCCTGAATCTATTCCTACAACAAAATCAATATCTGTATCAACTGTATTATTATCAATTACTATAGCTAGTGTGGTTCTGTTGAATGTTGCTTCTGCAAATCCACTTAATACGGTATAAGTTTTGTTTACCTGTCCATGACCTACACTGGTTAATCTTAGTTTGCCGCTTCCATTATCTGAAACTGCTGTAATTGCCTCATCTACTCCTTTCTGAAATAGACTCTCATCGATAGTTGATATGATTCCCGAATCTCTTATTTTAAATGATGATGATGGGTGAGAGTTTGGGTCAATAAATAAAAATTCATGTGCCGAATCTGTTTTGTTTTGGTTATTCTCAAACACTACATCCATTCTGGTAGATGGTGATTTATTGATAAATGACATTGCAGTAGTGGGCAGTACACCAACACCATTTAGTCCTGTTGTGGTAATTGATATTGCGGGATTATTAATAAATGAAATCCCTGCCAAATTAGTAAATGGCCCACTTTCATCCCAGAGAACTGTCATGCCTTCAAAAGTGCTTAATAATCCAAATTCGGTAATCGGAGCCTTTTTAGTAATAAAGAATAATGAATCCTTTATTGCAAAAGCCCCATTCGTAAAATTACCTTTGAGTGTGATGTTTTCTATTTCTGTAATGCCTCCAATTACGTCACCATCCATTTGAACAAGATGTCCAGTGCCAGTATATTCTAGTTCAATTAAAACTGAGTGTGACATAATTTTTATGCTAGAGCCTGCTTGTTTTTTGAATGGTTTAGTTTGTGTCATTGATTCATCATATACTATAATTCTCGATTCATTAAGAGGGATTATCAAATCGGGACCTAATTCTGCTTCTAGTTGTGGTTGAGATGTTATGTATAATGTATTTGCAGGATTTGGTCTAAATGTACTTCTATATGTAACACCTAATTGTTCCATTCGAATTTCAGCAGTAGAGAGTCTTACTGATTTACCATCAGGATGGTCGGTAATTAGTTTAAGAGTCATTGATACACCAGTAAGTTCCCTAGATTATCTATTAATCTATTTCCTAAATTATCAATAATTCCGAAATTAAATTCTAAGGACATGTCATAAGAGATTACATTCTTCATTGAAAATCCCACAACGTAAACTTTTTTACCGTCAGTTTGTCTTATGAATAGTCCTTGTGGTGAGTTTTCGCCTTCACTGCTAGTGATTCTAGAATCTGCAAATACAGCACTAGAAATATCACCTGGAATAGATAACTTGTATCTCACTATTTTGTCACCGTCAGTTGTTGGATAAAACATATTTTTACGATCTGGACTAAGCAATATATCGGCTGGACGTCCTGTGGCATTAACGTTTATAAAATTTCCAGAATCAACCAAAGATGTAATATCCCCATGGATAGTCAGATTAAGTTCATATATTATTCCTGTGAGAAAATTTGCAGCGTATAATTTTTCTATCTGTTGATTGTCGTCAGTTGTAAAATATATTCCATGAACACTATCAAGGGCGGGTATAACAGTAGCAAGGTTAAAAGATATGCCAGGATTTGACATTGTAGATACATCCCACTGAGTAGCTACATTTAGTTGGGTAATCACTTCGTTATTTGTTCCAACGACATAACAAAATCTACCGTCTATACTCCACCACATACCAGTTACCGATATTCCAGGTATAGGAAAAGACGCAGTCTTGATAGCTCCGCTAGTATTCCATTTATTTGGAACTGTATATTCGTCTATTACCTCACCTGAAACGATTGCAACTATGAATTTTTTGCCATCAGGTTTCCATGATATGGCTCTTGGAAATCCTGATGCAATAATAAGTGCAAAATTATTTTCAAAGTGAGATGCAGTAGATATGTTCCATGCATCATCTAGGTGAAGCTTCATTGATGGCTCTGCTATGAAGACCTCTAGTAGAAATAATTCCAGTCCATTAGATCTCATAACGCCACCAGAAAAATTACCCATACTAGAAGTATCTAAAACGTTCCCATTTGGAATAGAAGTTGTTGTATCCCAAGGTATAGACAAGTCATATTCAGTAATTTTCATATTACCTTGTTCACCGATGAACATCTTATCGCCTTCTGGTTTGAAGATTAAATAACTTGGGACTATTCCAGCAGTCGGTGTAAATAAATCATTTGATACATTACTTGTAATATCCCAAGGTATGGGTAATGGAAATCTTATCACATCTACATTTCCAGCTAAAAATAAAAAATCTCCAAGTGTACTAAAAGTAATACTCGAAAAGCTGGCAGTATTTGGAAGAGACACAGGTGAAGTAATAATACTGGATATATCCCAGGGTATAGAAAGTGCGTACTCAAATATGTCATTTGATATTGAATCGCCGACAAACATCTTAGTTCCATCAGATTTAAAGAAGAGACCTATTGGTACATTTACCTCAGAAGGATCAAATGAGTTAATCATACCACTGATTGTACTAATGTCCCAAGGTATAGACAAAGCAAATTCTTCAATCGTTTGATCAATAATTGTTATTAAAAATAGAGAGGTTCCATCAGGTTTTATAAACAACGATTGTGCTAGATCAGAAATCATAGTTGAATTATTAGTATGTACGGCACTCTCTAGTTCTTCCCATCCTCCTTTGAATACTTGAAGCGAGTTTTGTGTCAAGATTTTATTGTCACCTTTGATCCTGTGGCTGCAAAATTTGTATCATTAGTGATTAGCACTATCTGCATTCTTCGCCCTTCCTCCCATATTGTACTAGATACCACTGCTGCTGGTAACGAAGTCAAACTTGTAAATTCATTAATCATAATTGTTGGTCTAACAGAAAAGATAGTTGCAAAAGAATTTGCATTAATTTCAGTCTCTTTTAGCATATCAAATTCCATGGTACTTCCAGTTGGTGCATTTTTTAGTGAAATAACTACATCCAAAATACTTCTGCGTACTGCTGCAGCCTCTGTAGTGTATAATAATCCTGTAGATAAAGAAGCATCTTCATCAGAGGCAGCCCAAGTGTATGGTGTAATATCTGATGCTGATACTTGTCTTGTTTTGTTTGTTTCATCATTAGCATCTTCTGTTGCTATCTTTGTTGAATTGCTAACCTGTCCAACCTTTGGCGGTACATCTTTAATTCGTATACTCATAATTCAAACACCAAAACCTGTCCTAGATCATCTACAAACTGATTACCAAGATCGTCAATCCAAGAACCTTCAATAGGTGGTGTAATGTCTACACATATTGGTGGAATTACTAGAGGTGTTAATGAAGGAATTAAAACAATACCATCACATTGAGCTTTAATGGTAGCAGAACGAAGAGGTAATTTCATTAGAACCACCCAATTATTCCAGTAATTGTAGCAGAGCCTGACGCTACTCTTAATCTAATTCGAATAGCTGTAATTGCGGGCGTAGCTCTGAAAAACTCAGAAATAATTGACAGTGTATCTGGAGATACACTAGTTTCTGCTTGCAAGTCAGCCCAAGTGTTTTCTGGAATGTTAGATAAATCACTACTTTGTGAACCAAAAGCTGTACTTTGAATTGTAAATAAAATATTATCACTACTTGCAACATCATTTAAAATCTGAATTGCTATTCCTATGGATGCTCCTGTTCTAACATCCAATACTCTATCTGTGAATATATCATAAGCAGTGTTGGTAATTATGATAGGTGTATTTTGAAAATCAATATCTCTATACTCAATAAATGAGGCTACCGAGCTCTTAACTTTAGTAGGTTTTATAGTTGTCAATTATTAATTTTTATATAGTTTTCAATAATTAAGGATTAAAAACCTCTTTCATCAGGCAGGTTATTAATTCCATGCATGTCTATCTGATCATATATTGAATTATCCTTTATCTCCTCTGTAGGATAGTCCTTGTATATTTCATCATTCATTGTCTTAAACTCTGATCTTTCTGGCTTTATCTTTTCATATCCTAGATTCTTTTGCTGAAACTCCATTACAGCATCTAGTGATAACTCCCATGCATGTACCATATCGTTATGTTTACCTATTGGATGATCAAAAGTAACTCGCTCGTTACTTGTGTATTTGACTTGTTCATGTAGCATCTCTTTTTTTAGAATTTTAATGAGTGTTGCGAATCTAGGCTGTGTTTTTTCTAGTATATTCACATCAGGCCACTCATACCCTGCATCTAAATATGAAAAGCCTCTCTGTTTTAGTTGATATTTTGTGTTAGATGATCCCGAATTTAGAAATCTGACTGGAATAATAGTGGACTCTCCATATTTTCTAACTAATGCACTAGTTAGAAAGTCCTCTCGACTTGTGTCAATTTTTACGAGAGTTGGAGGGAATTTATTGAATAGTTTAATCTGCATGTCTATTATTTCATCAGGTGAGCGATGGTGAGTTCTAAATATGGATGCCAAAAATGGAATCCAAACAGGTCTATCCTTTGGTGCTTGTGGTGTAATTTTGGGCTTTGATGTCAGTGCGTGGATTATATCAACGTAAAAGTCATTTTGACTTGCCACATCAATTCCTATCCGTGGAAAAAGCCAACTATTGAAGTAGGATTTACATTTTTCACATAGTTAGATTTTTCCACGTTTTACATCACCTCCAATTTCTCTTATCTCTTAATATTTTTCTAGATATTAGAGTTATCATATTCTCTTTCTCCTCATTAGTGTAGAGTACCTTCTAGATACTCTAAACCTTCTCTTACAACAGAAACAGTTTACATCATCAGTAACTATAAAGTAAGAACAAGTGCTGCAATACTTTCTAAATGGTGTGCGTAGATTTACTTGTTTGATATTTACACATATTCCCTTACATTCTTGGACCATATCATAGAAATTCCTCGTATTCTTCTCTTGTCATTTCTACATCTGCCATTCTCCATCGTGTATAGTAATTCTTGTTTACCCAATCTGTATGCTTTTTTCTGGAGATGATATAATATGCTAAATGTAGAGATTCAAACGGAGAGCCACATCTTTTACAAAATATCACTCCTCTTAGAGTTTTTGTTGAATGTCCTAATATACACCAATTCATTAGTTCTCACTCACGTCACTAATTATATCATCATTAGTATTAAATGCAAAAAATAGATCTGTAGCTTCAGATGAACTATTTTTCAGCATACTAGCCATATACCAAGTAGTACCAGATGCGTAAAAGTCAGCATTATAGAAGGTACCAAATAGTGGGCCATGAATACGCTTCTCAGCCTCTATGAATTCTTTATCAAAAAACCCGTCTTGTATGCCTCTTTCATATGTAAACTTGAACACGTGAAAGTCATTAATTTTGGAGATTTCTTCTTTTTGTTCTATTTGTTTGTTGTATCTCTCAAATGCATCATATACTGGTCCATCAGGTGAGCGAGCAGGACATTCTACAATTACAGGTCCTCGTGTATTTGCTCGTCTTGATAGCATTGCAGCCCATACAGCCTTTTTTCTTTCTGTTGTTAGTTCAGATATGGTACTATCTGATGACCAGATAAAGCCTACTCTCTTATGAGATAGTAATGCACCTTGAGACATTCCTACTACTATTATCTTAGTTGGAGTTCGTGGATTATTTGGATTGTGCAACCAGATTGTGTGTACTTTGGTTACTTCATCTTTTAATAATCCCATTGATGCATAGGATTTAGAGATGAGGTAATCCTTATACCGCACACTATTACCAATGATTCTCCTCAAATCTTGAGCGTGTGATTTTGCCTGCTCATCTGATTGTGCATTAATGATTAACTCCATTCCCATACAGTCAGTTAGGGCGTGCCATAGAGTGATTAGAATACATAATGAGGATATGCCTATTTTTTGTGACTTTAAAAGTATGATTAGTTTGAATTTCTTGTGGAGTTTCCAAATTTCTAACTGTAAATCTGCTAATTGTGACACTTGCATTTTAGTCTCTGAGTTAAAGAATGGGCAGTCTAACTCTTCGTAGAATGATTGTATATCTTCTGTCTCACACTTTGGTAGATGTAATGTATCAAAGTCTGAGAGATTGTTATAGGCTTTCTCCAATGCTTTTTCAAGTATCTCTGAATTTTTCTTAAACTGTGCTGCACTTTGGCTGATTTTAGCATAACTCACAAAAACACCCCCTTACTATTAACTATCCATTCTAGTACCGTACTCCATCTCTTGAAGTTATGATAAGTACCGTACTTGTTCATGATTTCGCCTTATAGATTAAATCCCCACGCATGTTAGTTAGAGATTCACAAACTACAACATTATCAGGATAAGACTCTTGTACATCATCATCATAATGAGCTTTAAGTTCATCCAAGTTATTACAGCTAGTCTCAACAATCACATACGGTGATATTGGATATGCTCCAATGCCCGAAAAACCTTTTTCATAAACTTGAATAGTAGTAGTTATCATGTCACTACTTTCTCCTCTACTTTAGGCATAAGATTATTCTTGATTGCTATTCTTTTTTCTATTTCTGCATTTAACACCTCTTTAGCAGGAGGTAATATCTCAATGGTATCATATTGCTGTTGTAATTGAGCGTGTAATACTATTTCTGCTCGTTTATTATTGATAATTTGTTCAATATAATAGCCATAATCTTTGTGCATATTCAATGATGAGCCTATTAGATTGTATATCTGCAACATAACTTTAACGTCAATTTTAGATATAATTCCTGCTAGTGCAGTATCTGCCAATGCTTCTGCTGCATTAGGTAGTATAGCCAATTGTATGGCTTTCTGTTCTCTAATTCTTGTACGGTACCCCCCTATTACTTCATCTGAATATCTTATTTTTCTAGATAATCCCTCTAGTGCTCTATCCCTCACCCTATCATTTTTGTCTATCCAGTCTTCATCTTTCTCTCTATATTGGGCTATTTCACTACCTAATTTCTTAAATTCTATAGATGCGTATAACTTTGAGCATCCTGCTATCTCTGCTGCATGAGTATATGTAATTCCATCTTCATAGTATAGTTCCTTGAGTATTTTGTTTGTGATTCTTTTCGTAGAATCTGATTTGGCGCCTGATTTGGCTATTTTAGTATACGCATATACTGCATTCTTGTTAACTATTTTCTCTTTTTTAGTCATTATTGAAGAACCTTAAAGTTGAATTCTCAATAATACTTTATATAGTTAGTTATCTCAGGTTCTGTGTCCTAATCGGTAGTTATTTGAGGTGTTTTTAGTAGATTGTAAGTTTATCCATTCATCTATAGCTTTAGTAATTACATTTGATAAACTACCTTTCTTTCCACCAAACAATTCTACAGCCTTCATTCGTATTTTTTTCTCTGTATCATCTGGAATAATAACATCAATTCTTCCCACATCTAACTACTAATGCTTGGGGTTAATTAAGTTTGTGTTTATTCCGAATTTGTGGGAAAACAGGTTCTGTCAATCAGAAAATGAAATGTCTCCTACTGTATAGAAACAACTTTTGCAGCAATACGAGCCATCTTTATTTAATGTAATTTTCTTTTGACATATAGAGCATTTATAATTAGACATTAGGGATTGCTGCCCTCATTTCTTTTACTGCAGTTGCAATGTATTCTGCTAATTTAGGATTATCTTTGAGTTCTAGTGGATAAATTCCTAATGAAGCTCCGCATTTAAGACAGACTCTAGGTATTGATAGATTATCTTTTGGATAGTTTACCATTTTTACCATCACTACAGTATAATGCATGCAGTCTGTACTACTCAATATGAAAGCTCTCACACATCTTAATTATAAAATCTCGTTGAGCATTTAGATATACTAAATTTTGATAGTCAACTCTTTTTGAAATATGAATGTTTTTTTGTGTTATTATGAATTTTTCTTTTTCTTTGAGAAATTCAGTAATGGATGATTTGTTAATGGATTGGATTTGTTTTTTCTGGGTTTGCACGCATTAAATAAAAGAAGAAAGGTTATATTGATTTCTATCAGGCTTTATCTGGATAATCCTCTTCAAAATCTGCAGATATGCCACTTTCTATCTTATCTAGTAGACTGTCTGTTATTCCAGAAAAGAGATGAACATAGATAAAATGCTCTATACAACTGTATTGTGGAGCATGTTTTGATTTCATTTCTTTTGCTTCTGCAAACTTTGTTTTTTGTTCGTTTGTAAGTTTTTCCTTCTCTTCGGCACTCATTTCAAGTGATGTAAGATATTTTTCCATTCTGCCACGAAATAGTTTGGCACTAAGCTTGAGATTATCATATGTATGACCTCTGATTTTTAACTCAAAGAATACGTGTTTTTCGTTTTTAAGTTCATCTGGTAGCCAGTTGACTTCTTCTTTGGTATATTTAATGTAGTTATCCAAGTTAAACTCTGAGAGAGGAATATCTTGTGTTTGAATCTGTCTTTTGAGGTCTTTAGCTACATCTATTTCACATGGTATTTTTTTAATTAGTACCATTTTGTTTGCATTAGTACACATTGCGATTATTTTTTGAATGAGTAGTTTTCGTAGTTCTTTTAGTTTTTGTGGTGTGTTATAGTGAATTTGTATCTGGTCATTTACTATAACTGAGATAGGAATTCTTATTGTTTTGATATTTGTCATTGAAAAGTAACTACTCTATCTATTAATAAAATTTTAGAAATCCCAATATGCTCTTAACTATATGGTCATTTACCATACTTGTGGATAATTTAGTGTGAAGTGATATTTTACAAAGTTCTAGTGCCTTGGTGTGATTTACATCTGAGTGGAGTCTTACAGCAAGGACAAATATTCTCATCTATTTTAAGAAATGAACAGCATCTTGAGCAATACTTGAAGCCTCTCTCATATGCTCCACGGTTATAGGTTGTTTCATATCTGCCACAAATCCCTAGGCATGGTCTTCCCATGTTTATGATAAATCTTTAATGTCTTTACCTGTAATTTCTCTAATTTTCTGATTAAGATTGTCCATTGATTGTTCAGGATACCATGTATTACTTTCTAAATCATAAAATATTTTTATCATGTTAACAATCTCTTGATTCTCTAAGATTTGCTGTTTAATTTCATTACAGTGTAATTCTGATTTTCCATAAATGATTAGCTCAAACAACTCTGGACCAGCACTATCTTTTTCCCAGTAAGCGTAATGAAAATCATCTGCTGTTAGTTTGATTGATTCAGTCACCATTTAGTTCATACTCCTTTATGAGTTGTCTTATTGTTCCACTTGAAGTTCTATCCATAAATAGACAAATTTTGTGTAGTTTAGTTAAAGTTTGAGTATCAATAGTTATAGTGAGACGTTCCATACCATTTATACACACTAGATCCTATTAAGTATTATTTTATAGCACCAGTAAGTCTGCCAACATATACCAATTCATCACATTCTGGACAGTCTATGTAATATTGTTTGGTTGCAGTTATTTCTCCTTCATATCCGCATTTTTTACACTCTATCTCTATTTGTGTAGAGATTGTTTGTATAACTTTGTCAACCATGTATAATATTCTGTACGCTAGTATTTATTTTTCAGGTTATTACATAATTACTTATGTTTAACATGCTTGAATTAATTCTAGTACGCATGAACTGTTTTTTTATGCTCTCTTAATTCTTGCAGTGATGATGCCTTGAACTCACAATGGTCGCATTTTATTCTTTTACGTAATGTGTATCTATCTTTTTGATTCAATATTGCATCTCATCCCAACATTTTTGATGATAATATTTTATGACTCTGCCTTTTTTTCTATACATTTCATCTCTTGGTGCAAAGCCAATCACACATTTATGGCATTTTAAACGAGTAAAAAAAGTTCGCATTCCTAGAGTAGTTACATTTAGTCTTTTTAACTTTTCTTGGTATCTTTTCCTATACTCGTCAAGTTTTTTAGGATCTCTAGTCATGTAGTGTGTTAGTTATTTCTCCTTTTATATTCATCATTACATTTATTACAGAAAAAATTACTACAATGAAGAAATTTTCCCATGAAAACATTAGGTGTTTTACAATCTTCTCTAGTCATTATCTCTCTCCAAACTAATTATACTTTTCATCTTGTGGCACTTTATACATCTCATGTAAAAATTGATACAATTTCTCTTTATATTTATTGGATTTAAACTCTGATTCCCATATTTTTAGGACTCTAAATCCTGCTATACGATATAACATGTCTCTGTGTTCGTCTGTATCGCTTTCAGATGTATGGCCTTTTTTTCCAAGTTTCCCTCCTATTTTGCCTGGTTTTGGTTCTTCTTCGTATTCTATAATTAATTTATTTTCAAAGTCTAATAGATCTGGACATTTTATCTCATTTCCTTGCTCCTTTAGTTCTTTCCATGATTTGGATCTTGGGGGGTGATGATAACCAATGGCGGTAAATTCTATAGCAGTCTCATAAGTACCTGAATCAACTTTAAAATGAAATGGTAGTTTTTCTACTTTACAATAATCTACACATGTACGATAAATTTTGTATAGATTTTCATAGTCAACTATCCCCATTATAGAAACTCTTCCATCTTATTTTGATTTATATAATCTGCCAATCTGGCTTTGAATATATCTACATACTCGGGATTTTTCTCTATGCCTATCCATTTTCTTGCTATCTGCTCGCACGCTATAGCTGTAGTACCACTTCCCATAAATGGGTCAAGTATCAAATCCCCTTCTCTACTACCCATAGTTATTAGATACTTGAATAGTGATACTGGCTTTACGGTTGGGTGTGTGTTTTTTCTTTGTGTTGTACCACGTTGAAAGGTGTTATCAGGTGGGATATTTCTACCATCATTAACTTGTGCCTCTGTAAAGTTGTCTAATCCCTTGTTTTTCTCTGATTTAGATGGTTTTGGTGTGATGATAAATTGTGCCTCCCACGCATCTAAATCAAAGTATCGTGAGAAAGAACCTTCATCAGAGACAGTTTGTGTAACCGTTGCAGCATCACTAAATGTACTACCAGAAACATTGTATTGTTTATTTGCTGTTCCGCCAGTTTTATGAGTTTTACCATCATTTAGTGCATCATTTGATACGAGGAGATTTGCTGGGAATCTGCCTTTTTGGTTTGTCGTTTTTGGTTCATGAATTCCTATCTTATTCCAATTATCATCATTAAGATTTTTATTAAAATTTAATCTTGATGCGTAGGGTTTGCAGTCATTATCGCCTTGAAATGGAATCCTACAATCATCAAGCCATGTAATCCCTTTTCCATTTTTCATAGCCTGCTCTGTATAGTTTTTCTCGGAGAGTGGTTTCATACATACCAGAATTACCTCGACTGCGGGTTTTGGTTGGAATCCAGCGTATGAACCTTTGAGTGTTCCCATTTTTTGTGTAGTGCATTGTTGGCAAATAACTTCAAATTTTGTATTCTGTTGTCCTGTGGTTTGTGATTCAAATGATGAACTACTTCCTTCCTCGTTAATAATCTCCCAAGATATTTTGCCATTACTAATCTGTGTTCCATTACATATCCATCTTTTCTTCCCATTAACAAAAACTCCTGTGGACATCGAACATATTTGACACCTGTATAATTCCCCTTGGCTCTCTTGTATGTTATGCCCCCTTTCCAAGAAATATTCTTTTTGCCTTTGGGAAATCTGTAAGTTTTCAATTTGGCTTCGGGAGTATGCAAATATTTCGTATTGTTTTTTGTGTTCCAAATCTTCCAGCATTTCCGACATAATCCTCCAGTCGTATTCTTGATTTTTTGGTAATATTTCGGTTTGATGTAGAGAGATTTTCCACAAGTCTTGCATTCGTGATTTGGATGTCTCATATCTCTTGCGTATAGCCTTTTGTATATTCATAGCTTTTGGAAATCCAACTCCATACGCCCAATAAATTGACGTAAAATCAGTCTTAAATCCTGCATCGGATAAATTAACTATCATATGAGATAATACGTCTTGTCTTGGTGCTGACATAATATATGCAAATGCACCATGCTTTAACACTCGCAGGCATTCTTTCCATATATCAACTGAGATAACTGCCTTGTCCCAATTCTTATTCATCATAGAATAACCGTATGGTGGGTCAGTTGCTATCAAATCTATACTATTATCATCAATCTCTTTGAGCTTGTCTAGCACATCCCCTTCTAAAATAGATCTATTTATGACATTCACACTCACATTTTTCTTTGAGATGTCCTCGAAATCCCTTACATCTCTTATGACGATACCCAACACAATTAGAAGAGTAATGTTTCTTTGAGAGGTGTGATTGGTTTAGATGTGAGAATCCCATTATCTCATTTTTCTCCTTAAGGGTGGCTCCCTCAATGTCACCTCACACTGTACGCATATTTTGGCAGATTCAGTATTTTGACGATTACAATTGCGACAAAATACCTTCTTTGACTTGTATTGTGTAGGTAATTTAACTTGCTTTGAGGTTTTTATTCCTCCATGACTAGCCCTTTTTGGATTTACAACTTTGTTATGTTTTGACTCTTTTTTATAATCAGATTTAGAAAAAATACTCATTATCTAAATTCCCCTTTTCTTAATGAATCCAATACTTTTTTTTCCCTTATACAATCATAGTTAGAAAGATTTACAATATTCCCACCACCAACAAATTGAACTATATCATCAAATTCTATTGTCTCTTCTTTTTCTGAGATAATATAATCTTCTTTTGTTATCTTTTCTACTCTTGTAGGATCATTCTCATCTGTAATGTATTCTTCTTCATTCATTAGTAAATCCTCACATGTGTAGTACCATAATTGAATTTTTTATCCGTAAGAGTGTGAATAGTTTGTATCTGCCAAAGAAGATCTTGTGTATCTTTTTCATTAAGATTTTCTATATAATTCACCCAATCTTCCCTAGTTCTAAAAACAGCAGGAACCGCTTTCATTTCTTCATGATCAAAGAGATCTAATGAATAATTAGGATTTCCATCTCCATGTTCTTTATTATATTGTATTATAAACTCATTAATTTTATCACCTATACCTATTCTCTCTCTAGCACAAAGAGATTTGAATTTCTCATACGCTTCATCATTAACCTTGAATGTTTTTAGAGACAAAAAATATCTCCTTGGAATTTTCTACAAAATAAATAAATAAATAAATAAATATTTATTTTATTTCTACTACTACAATCGTATAACCTAGTGGAAATGAAGGTCTGTGTGCTGTGCGTGGAGTGGAAATTCATTATCTCCACCTCTCCCTATAGATTGTTAGATTTTGGTATCTTCCTTTATTGGAATTATCATATACCTGTGTCTCTTTCCAGTTTATCTTTCTGTTTTCTCGCTGTGTGTCATTTTCTGTTAACACGTTCATTTCATGTAATAAACTGAAAAAGATACCATAAGAAGCCAGTATTCCATGAAGAATCATAGTGTTATCTTCTCCATAGTTTGTGGTTTTCGTGACTGTTTTTCTCTATATTTTTTATCAGAAATCCTATGACATATTTTACACATTCTTTGACCTCTTTTTTGCATCGTAAGATTATCCCCAAAAAGAGGGTGGCCAGAAATACAATGTGTGGCGTATTTGTATTGGTTTACTAACCCTCTTTTTTGATTTTCTTGCATAGTAACTTGCTGTAAATGAATGGGATTTACACATGCCCGATTTCGACATAGATGATCTATTGTTAAATTAGGATCTAAATCATCATAGAAATAATCATACATAATTCTATGAGATAATCTTGTTGAAAATCCAACTACCTTCACATTACCATATCCTTTATGGTTAAGAACACTTGTCCATTCCCAACAACCATTATGAAGAACTTTGACATGTGTTAAAAAATTGTAAATTGGAAAAGTGTTGATCTTTTCCCATATTGCATCTTTTCTATATGATTTTAGAATAATCCAAACTGTAATTTGAGGGAATTTTTCCGCATATTGTATAATTCTTTCTCTTTCTTGAGGAGAGATGTATGGTTTACTATGAGAATATTTGAGCTGAGCTTCGTGATATGTGCCATTTTTGTCTAGCCAGTAAACATCAGCAATCCCTTTAGACGCATAAAATCTATTAGCTTTAATCGCCTTTCCTGTTTTGAGTAGTTCATTAACAAATCTTCTTTCAAAGGATGCGCCAATTCTGTAATTTTTGTTAGTCATCTATTTTCCCTACAATGAAAACATAGATCACTTTTGACACCCATTAAACCGCATTTATCACATTTGTTATCACTACATAATGAGCAATAGGAATAATCTATAGAACCACCAATATTACAACCACAACCCAGACAAGGATTTCTTCCTTGTTTCATTTTTTAACCCACGTCCACGCCTGATTCTTTGTAACTCCACATTCTCTCTTCTCTACTCGCTTAATCAATCCCTTTGTACATAACTCACCAGGTCTACCAGCTATAGTCTGAGTAGGAATGTGTAAAATTAAGCCCAATTCAGCAGTAGTATGATAAGGATATTTGGCTATAGCATCATAAACTCTGGTGTGAATTTTACCTAATTTGGGCTTTGTAATTTTCCAAGCGTCTAGGCTAGTGTCTATCATCAATTTTCAGGCACACCATTTTTTTTCTTGAGTTTGTCTATTAGTTCGTTAATTATTGAAAGAGACAGTATAGTATCTCCACTTCCTACCTTACTACGAAGTATCTCTAACCAGACTATTAGAGACAAATCATTCATGATAACCTCTAACTAACTTCATGTACATGCCTATTTTTTGAGCGTTTAGTTCAACTCCTCGCTCTTCAAACTTTGCTTTTATCATATGTTCTAGTGCTATCAGATTATCAATGTCCTTGTATAATGAGAATAACTGTTCATTATCATAAGAAGATACAATTAGTTTGTGCATTTTATCGTCAAAATCTCTTGTTTCTTGTTCTAACTCTGTTTGTTTGTTTTTGAGGTATTCATCTGAAGTTGGTGCTGATGGTGTGGGTTGTAGTGTAGATGGTGGTATAGATGGTGGTATAGATGGTGGTATAGATGGTGGTATAGATGATGTTGATTCTGATACGGATTCAGCAGCAACAGTAACTATAGCATAGTTACCTAAAGATAATTGTGGCTTGCCATCATAGATAGTCCAGTAAGGAGATTCTATCTTATAGATGACGTTTAGTTCAAATTTCTTAATATCATCATTCCATGCAGTTAATATCTGCGCACCAGAATCATCTTTGAGTGTAATGTTTTTCTTTGTCCAGTCACCTTTGGCACTTGTGCCTGACTTTAGATCACCGATCTTTGTTACTGTAGCACAAATACTAGAGTTTTTCTTTCCGTCATTTTTGAAAAGGGATTGAGCCTCATCTATGGAAACAAATTCAGGCAGAGAGAATCACCTCTAATTCACGGGCTCTAATCAGATGATAACAGGGCAGATTATAAATAAAAGCCATACAATCACAGTTATCAGGTTTTTCATCAGTTGTAGATATGAAAATTTGATACCCTCGTTTTGCGTTATCATCTGAGGATGAATAGGCATGATAATAATTACCCTTTATGCTTTGGCTTGTGAGGCGTATGTAAGGGAAATTTCTTTTAATCATGTTTGTAAAAAACCTCTTTTATTTAGTAATTTTTTGAATTGTTTGTCTATAATTGTAAATTTATCCCAATACACCGTATCAAGGTTAAATGACTCGTTGATGTTTTTAGCAGAACTCAGATCAGCAGAACGTAGGTCAGCAGAACTCAGGTCAGCATAACTCAGGTCAGCAGAACGTAGGTTAGCAGAACTCAGGTCAGCATAACTCAGGTCAGCAGAACTCAGGTCAGCATAACTCAGATCAGCAGAACGTAGGTCAGCATAACTCAGATCAGCAGAACGTAGGTCAGCATAACTCAGATCAGCAGAACGTAGGTCAGCATAACTCAGATCAGCAGAACGTAGGTTAGCAGAACGTAGGTTAGCAGAACGTAGGTCAGCATAACGTAGGTCAGCAGAACTCAGATCAGCAGAACTCAGGTTAGCATAACTCAGGTTAGCATAACTCAGGTTAGCATAACTCAGGTTAGCATAACTCAGGTCAGCAGAACGTAGGTTAGCAGAACGTAGGTATGGTTGAGGAATAAATAATTCATCATGACACTCTCTACACCTTAAAGATCCTAATTGTGTGGGAATTACAATATATTCCCAACCACTACACGTCTTTACTCCAAATGATACTCCATCATGTTGATGTTTTTCACATAAAGGAATTGGAATTTGTAATATTAGTGATTTTTTCTCTAAATTTGAGCCTCCCGATACAGTGGCTACTTCAAAAACTTTGTCACCTTTTTTCGGTGATTCTATTTTGATATATTCTCCATCTTTTTCTATACAGTAAAAATGATTTAGTTTTTTCTCTGAAAATGTGATTGGTTTGGAGAATGGATTCATTTCTTTGCCTCCACAATTTTTTGAAGAGTCTTATTTCCTGAACTTACATTTGAGATTGAGATAATTTGTTCCTCGGTAGGTGGATACTTTGTAAAATATGCAAAAGCATTTCTACCGAGGACTTGGAGATCTGAAATATCAATACCAAGTAACTTGTATTTGGAGGTGACAAGTTTGGGAATAGTTTCTATAACACTATTCAGTGTTGATTCCTCGATACTAAAAGTTTTCAGATTGTTCTACTCCATTCATTTCTAAGCACAAACTATTAGTTTAACAACTTAATAAGTCTTTATTACTATTTATTACTTTAACTTTTGTTTAATTAATTTTACAAGTAATTTTATAACCAAATTTTATGTATTAAAATTGTATGGCAACTAAGAATAAACTCCTTATTCATTTCTAAGCAATTTGTCTGGGAACTTGGTTGTCATACAGAGAGCCTTCAGGGGTTCTCGCACGTCAGGTCCCTTACCAAAGGGGCTTGGCGTGTGTATTTATTCCCGTATCATCTACTAGGAACTGATCGCATATAATCTAATGTATTTTTATAACAAAAAATTAGGTTACTAAATTCTTTTGCTGATACTCTCAAGTTTATGTATTATTTGCGTAATGTTCTTACTTACTCCTTTAGATTCACTACGCAGATATGCCCTTGCTAACTGACATACATCAGCACTAATTCCAAACAAATTATATGAGACATCTAGTTTCTCCTTTCTGTTTTCCTCATGAATTACCATTATTTCACCAGTTTGATGTGTGGGTGTAACTTTAGATACTCTAGTTCTGCTCTATTCAAAGGATCTACACAATAAAGATCATAATGTTTTTTCATATTTACCTCTCGTCTAGCCATAGGAACAAAGACTACTCCATTTTTTGACTCGTTATAATAGATGCCTTTGGTGTTATCCATAGAATAAATGTACTGAGTCTTTCCTTTTCTTAGAGTTCTACGTGAGGTCTTTGTGGCTACTAGAATCATTGCTTTGTCACCCACTGTTTTAACAAGTGAATTGTATGTGTCTCTATCTGCTATTTTGGAGAAATACATTATGTTAGTTTTCCCGTTGTTGTAGTCGATATAGGCGTATCTTGATTTTTACCTGGTGGTAAATCTGCTGAATCATCTATAGGTTCTGGTTCTTCTTCTAACAGGTTTTGCTCTTTTTTATCTTTGATTGATTGAGCTACCTTTTGACCTTTTCGTACACCTGCATCAATTCCCATTATTAGACCAATCTGACCAACTACTGCTGCCATTTGTAGAGTAGAGCTAAGATTATCAGGTAGTGCATCAATTACTGGGGCGACTAATCCAATAGAAGTTATAATACCTAACATGAATGTAGTCAATGCCATAGTAGGATTGAACTCTTTCCAGCTCTTTCCTGCCATTCCAGTAAGTATTCTATATGATATACCAATTATACAGATTGCAATTGTAACTGATACAGGATCGAAACCTAATACTTGCAAAATATCATCTCTTCTGTAATGTTATCTTGTATCATTATATTTACTAAAAAAATCATGGCATATATACATTATATCAAGAAATTCTAATTATTGTCTCTTTTTGTAATGTATAGATAATTTTGCTTATTTAGAGCAAATATGAGAATCAAATATGAGACAAACCATACAATATTAGTCCAACTATTGGCATTCCACCCAGTTGTATTTTCATTGGCATAATACCAAATATCAGTTATTCCACTAATAAAAAATGAAAATGTAATAATTATCCAAACTGTGAATATATTGGTATTTTTAAGAGTAATCATAGTTATGATGCTTATTCCCACCAACATACTACTTAGAGACACAAATGTCAAACCTAACGCAAAAGAGGGGGATTCCATCACATCATATGATAATATCACATAAAATAGAACTCCAATTATGGTGATTAACAATATTGTGAGATGTTGTATTGAGATAAGATGTATCTTTTGTTTTTTTATGGTAAAAGACATTCTAGTAAAATGTATTTTGTAATGTTTTAAGATAAACCAAGGAAAAACTAATGATGATATGGCATACCCAATGTAGAATATGTCTGGATATGATTCATATTGTTTGATTTCAAGATATGACATTAAAAGCCACAAAAATTCGGCAATTAACAAAGATAAATTTGCCAACCCTACAAAAAGAAAACCCAAAGAAAAGTTGCGTGTTTTTTTATACCGTCTAAATAGAGAGAAGGATAATACAATACACAATATGATCGGTGACATGTAGATCATCCCGTACACATCATCATGAATGGAATCTGCATAAAATAACACAATTACAGCAAAAAATATTGCAAATATAGACAACATTAGTAGATTTTCTTTGCTTAGATTGTTACTCATTAACGCGGTCCCTCAACTCTAGCTAACCTTTCACGAATGTCTGCTATCTGTTTTTGAATAGAGTCATAATCTATATGACCTTTCTCAACATCATTTACTATATCTTGTATCAATTGTTTGACGTGTACAAGTTCATCTTTAAAATATGTCATACTTGTTTCGATTTTTCCCTTGTCAAATCCAGACATGGTATAATCTTTTTTAGAATCACGATAAAATTTGTAGGATATAATAGATATTACTCCCATTATTGAGATTAATAATCCAATTAAGGGAGTAGATTCTGGCATGTGTCTCTATTTAGTTAAAAATGACTTGTATTTAATATCTAATTATTAGATTTTTTTGGCTTTTCTATCTGTTGCTCTACGTTCTTTTCTGTTTGGAGATTTAGGCATGAAAAGAATATTGTTATCTGTGCATAGTTTTTGTAAATGTATAACCTTCTCATTTGAGTCTTTTAGAGCAATATTGGTTCTGACGAGTTGATCAATCAAGTTTGAGGTAATGTTTTGTACTACTTCTTGTGTTTCACCTAGTATATTTCTAAGAGGAGTTTTGAATTGTGTAGATAGTTTAGAAAACATTTGTTGGTACTGTTGATCTGGTATTAATGCTTGCGTCACAGGCGATTCTTCTTTACTCAATATTAATTAAATATTTAACATACTAAAAAATATTGCGTTTTGTCATTTCAAGTCACTTTTCTTTAATGTCAAACTCATAGACAGTTTTAGAATCATCTTAATCTATATTCTCCTTTACTGCAAATCTTTTATCGCATTCTCCACATTGTACCTCTAACATTTTATGAGTATTAAATTTGTAGTCACACCAAGGACATTTAATATGAATTTTCATGATTTATTTCTTAATAATTCTAAGAGTTTATCTGCAATTGATTTGTAAGCAGCAGACCTAGCAGACCTAGCAGACCTAGCAGCAGACCTAGCAGCAGACTCAGCAGTAGACTCAGCAGACCAATCAGACCAAGCAGACCTAGCAGCAGACTCAGCAGACCTAGCAGCAGACTCAGCAGACCTAGCAGTAGACTCAGCAGACCTAGCAGTAGACTCAGCAGACCAAGCAGCAGACCTAGCAGACCTAGCAGCAGACTCAGCAGACCAAGCAGCAGACTCAGCAGTAGACTCAGCAGCAGACTCAGCAGACCAAGCAGCAGACCTAGCAGACCTAGCAGCAGACTCAGCAGACCAAGCAGCAGACTCAGCAGACTCAGCAGACTCAGCAGCAGACCTAGCAGACCTAGCAGCAGACTCAGCAGACCTAGCAGTAGACCTAGCAGTAGACCTAGCAGTAGACCATTTTTCTTTATTTTGTTCTTTTGTTTTATGTAAAATTATAACGTCAGAGATAACTTGTTTTACTATGGGATGGTCTATGTTTCTACAAACATTAGATAAAAAAAAGATGCACAGTTGATGATAAATATACTGCCAGTTATCAAAACCTAAAAAAGATGGGCTACATACTGTCTTTGCAAAATCAAGAACAAATTCTTTAGAATATTTATTATTCATTCCTTCAAACAAAACATCTATTAATCTACCGAGCCATTCTGGAATCCCATACAATAATTCTAAATCTTTATGGTTACTAGAATGTGTCATACAACCATATGCACAACCTTTACCATTTTCCCAATAAACACCATGAATAATTTCATCAGCATCATAATGACCTTGAACTCTGTCTAGAAGCTCTTTTTGAATTTGTGGGTTATTGTGAAATGCTTTTAATTCCATATTATTTTATAATTATTGTTATATATATAGTTATGTGTGTAGTTATGTGTGTAGTTATGTGTGTAGTAAAGTTTAAGTTAATAGAATAATATTATTAACTTGTGTTAAAAAATACGTTAACTTTCAGAGAGAAATTGGAGGTGAAATAAAATAAAAGCGAAACAAACAACATCACTGATTGCAGTAGCAGCTATACTGATGATAATATCAACAGTAGATACTGCACAAGCAGAACCTACACGTACTATAAGTGGTTATGATGAAACTCGTGAAATATTCATTGCAGATGATGATACCAATAATATCATTATTCTACAAAGTGATACGGGAATATCAAAGCACTTTGATAGTGTGGTTAGACACTACAATTCTGGCGGTTTTTCCATGAGAAACCTTGAATCAGGCATACTGGTATTTGCTCATCCTATATCTGATGAACAATACAAATTACTTGTACTCACAAGTGATACAGTATATCGGTTTATAGGCATATCTTACATACTACCAGAACTAAGTGAAGAACCAATTGAAATAGAGGAATCTATCGATGAATCTATTGCAGAAACTATCATATCAGGTACAGAGCCAATTAGCTCAGTAGGTGCAGACATTACAAAATGGGACGTTCCAGACTCTCTTTCGAGAGATTCTGACCAATCATTTCTGATGGCACTCAAATCATCACAATCATTCAACTCGTTATATCTTAACGACAAGTTCGAGTTTGATGGCTATGTGTATAGTGTCAGAAATAATACAGCACTTGTAGGTGCAGATGTTACTCTTGAAATATCAAGAGATGATCTAATCTTACGGTCTGTAAATCTCAAATCAGAACTGGGAGGTACAATACATGTAGAAATAGATGATATGATATATCCTCTATTTTACCCGAACTTTTGTTATGATGTAAAAGTCACAACAGAATATGAAGGGTATACTCATGTGTGGACTGACGACTTTGTAATGGTGCATAGTGGTGCTTGGAATCCAAACATGGACTGGGTAATTGATGCAAGATGGAACTATCTGCCTCAATCATTCAGAGATGAACCCAGGCAATCAATCTTTGCTGACGAACGCTGCAATTAGATGATATGAAAACCGTACAACAAGAGTTCTGTATATACAGGCTCAACTCCCTTTATTTTTTCTCCTCCTTCCTTCATGTAGACGTACATGAAGGTTATTTTTCTTTTCTACGATAATATCGTAACCGTTCTTTTTCTCTTGATTTTTCAAGATTCTTTCTATATTGTTTTTTCTTTCTGCTACTCTCACACTTTCGACATCTACGATGACCATTTTTAAAAATGTAAAATTTTTCTTAGATTGCTGGAGTTGTACCAGTATCTACTTCTAAAATGACCATTTGTGCAATACAATTTCCATTATCTTTTGTATTTTCAATCTCCATTGTTTGACCTGTCAGTGCTTTTGCACCTATGGCAGCATGAAATAATCCATCAGTTAATGCTCCATAACCTGAACCATCACCACCAGCGTTTTGTGTTTGTGAAATTTGTAGTGCCCGTGTACCCATTCCAACTGTAACTCTGTCAATTTCGACTGCATTTGTAGAAATTTTTGCCTCAGTTGAATTATTTGATTGTATATTTTGTCCTAATCCCGCTACGGCAGCCACAGTAAATCCAGAAGGAATAATTTTTGCAACTAAAATATATCCGTCTTTTCCTGCTGAAACTACATGTGTTAATTTATTAGTTAAAGCACTAATATCTCCATTTAATCTAATAATATTATTATTAAATTCTTGAGTTACAAGATATTGAATATCACCCACGTCTTTCTTTCCACCTTCTATCTTGAATAATATATCGGTAAATCCTACAAACGCCATAATTCATTATTACTTGTATGGTGTGATAATATTTATTTCTATGCTAGAATCTATAATTTTTCAATATCAGAGATTAACTCATCATATATCTGCTCTCTCCGCTGTACAGTAATTTCAAGTCCCAAATCATCATCCATAGGTAAGACTTTTTTGGTTTGTTTTGGGTCTTCTATAGTTGGATCAGGTACATCTACTAATTCAATCCTTTTAGCACACTTGTAAATTTCCGTTATTTCTTGGCGTTGTACGAAATTAGTATTAGTTTTTTTTATCAAATCAACTATTATTGCATCAAGATTATCTTCATCTACTGGCATAATATATGATAAATAACCTATTTTTTAAGGGTTGTCTTTAATTTAACAGAGTATAAAAAAGTAAATTATTCTTTTAGAATTTCAGGTGTGTAGTTTATTACACTCAAACCATTATTGATGTAGTTATTTATTGCATTTCTTGGAATATCCCAAGCATTAGTAACAAGAATTGGAGAAGCTGGAGGTTTAGCATAAGAGTATTTGAAATCAACTTGCAGACAGCTAGAAGAAAAAGAGTCCATACATGGTACTAGAGATATATCAGCATCAGTATAGTATAACATTTTATCAGGATCTACTATGATTATTTCTTGTATAGTAGGATTATACATGTCGCCTTTGAATGGATTTAGCCATACCTCGATGATTGCTTGGGATTGACTAAGTGGAGAACCTATTTCTTTAACTCCAATTCCTAACTGTACCATTTGCATGTTTGATGGACCATTATTCTCATAATATTTGAGGGATATTGTGTTTGGCCAATATAATAAAGTCGATTGCATTGTATACTCTGTATGAAAATAACCGCCATCCATACAAGAACCATTTATACAAATTCCATTATCAACTTTTTTTACTCCCTTAGAGTCATAGCCTAAAGTTGGAGGAATACAGTCACTACAACCTCCTCTACCTGATTTTTTAATATTATCTGATGGATAAGTAGATGATAGCTCTATTGGAGTAAAATGCAAATGTGATTGTATAATGTATGGTATTGCTGTACCAACAAACACAGTAACACAATCTACTCCAATCATATCTGATGTATCAAAAGTCATAGTAACAGATTCAGATCCTTCGTATACAGTTTGATAATTTAGAAAGACTCTCAGTATAACAAAGAATTGTATTTCATCGTTGAGTAATTTACAAGATATGGTTACAGGTTCTCCAATAATTAGTTGCTCAGGAGTTATTACTATTTTTAGGTATGGATCATTAAGAGTAAAACTATCATCAACAGCATACACTGTGGGGATTGTAAATACTATAACTAAAATAAATATTATAATTATTATCACAATATTATAATCTCGTAATTTTTATTTCTTTTCCTCATAATACTTTTCAATTATCCACTCGTACTGTTTTGCAATAGAACGCTTGTTGGTTTGGGCGTCTGCCTTCATCTTTTTTTGTAGTTCGTCTTTGATTTCTAGTGTGAATTTCATATTTTCAAATCCAATATATGATCTAATTTCAGAGATATGTCAATTTCAATTTGCTTTACATGGCCCCAATCACATACAATATCAATTTTTGTCGTCAGATTCCCATCTATGATAATTTCTTTATGAATTTGTTTCCAATGGTCTGTTAGTTGAGGTATAGCGTATGTATGCTTGTGTTTTCTTTTAAAAATATTCATCTAAAAATCACCTTCATATCCTCAATAACTTGGAGATGTGGTTTGCACGTACCCATCTGTAAATCATCTATTTTTTTCTCTAATGTTGATTCATTCATTTCTTTTTTATCGTCATCCAACAATTCCTATAATCACAGTAAATATAATCATAAATGCACTTAATATTGCCAAAAATAGCGTTACCCCATCTGAAAATACTACTCCGTCACCCCTATCATAGATAACAAGTCCAAGAGTAGTACTAGATAGAACTATAGTAATTCCCAAGAAAATATAAAAAAGCAAATCATGCATTTCTTACTCTCCAAGCAGTGAAAAATCTTTTTAGTAAATATAATAATTTACTTCCATCATATACTGATTTAACATTCCATGAAAAAGCTAATTTGTATTCGTGTAAAAATAGTTTTGGTTTTGTTCTAATAAGATATAGTTTATTACCTTTAGAGTTAAAGGTAAAGAACTCTTTTTGTGTTTTTAATGCTTCTTCTTCTAAATCATTCATTTCTTTCCCTCATTATCCTGAACTGCCTTTACTGGTTCGAAAAAGTATTCTCCAAATCCGTCACAAGGAAACAATAAATCTTTTCGGTCGTAATCATCATCACTAGACCAACCGTGTTCTATTCTTTTACCTTTTACTTTATTCATAGTATATTATAAAATAATGACTTATAATAAGTTTACTTATGTTTACTTATTTTAAAGAGTTTTAATCATTGTGGATAAATATCCAAGTTGAAATGTATTATTCTGTGCAATAAGAATTTAAAGTTAGAGTATATGTTGGACCATAGTGGTATGTTGCGGGGTCAAAAGTAATAAAATAAGTCTCAACTGTAAGTTCTCTATCTTCATATGTGCCATCTAATAGTAATGTAAAATTAAGAAATGCGACACCTGAATCTGATATATCATTTGTTCTTTTCCATCCGTCTAGTGTTGATAATAAATTGGTACGTAAATATACTTGAGTGGCAATAGCACCAGGTGTAGTTTCCCAAGGTGTAACTAATTGAGATTCCATATATACAGTTTCACCAACTTTATAGTTATCTTTATCAAATGTTACTTCCATTGCAGTTCCATCAGGATGATCAGCATATACTGAATTAGAAATTAAACCAATAGAGAAAATCAATAATAAAAATAGTATTTGTAACTTCATTTATTTTGTTTTTTTATACTAGAATATAATCTTTAAGATATTATGGTTCTGTTAATTTGACGAGTGGATCTAGTTTCAATTTATTGCTCCAAATCAGAAACTCTTAAAGTATTACTAATTTCAGGATGCCTTGCAACATACATTCTAGCTACTACTAATAATTTTTTAGTGGCTTCTTCTTCTGTATCTCCTTCTACAATTACAGGTTTCATTGCTGGGCAATAAGCCATAAAGCCACCAGTTTTCAACTTTTCAAGTTTGTATGTTATTTGCATATTATTTAATTTCCATAAGATAATAAAAGTGATTAGCGATCATTTTTTACTATCTCTTAGATCTAAGCATTTTATGGCATTCCCCAATCACCAATTAGTGCAGGAGATGTTTCATGGGAAAACTGTTCAGAGTCATTATCTACTGGTAGGATTAAAGTAATTTGTGCGGGCGTTACAGTAGTTTGATTTATGATTAGTTCAGAGTTTGCTATGCTGTTTATGCTAATTGTAAATGCTGATGAATTAGTCCATGTTCCACTGTATGCTTGTGCTATCTTTTCTGAGAATGTAAATAGTTCGTTAACTTCTGGTTTTGTCAACATTCCGTTTCCTAGTGGTGTGTTAGTTTCAGAATCAAATAATATGGTTATGGTATCGTCAGTAGAAAATATATCATCTAGATTATCAGGATCATCTGCAATCACTGATATTATAATTGGTGCATCTAGTGGTAGTGGCGGGATTTGGCCAATTAACTCCTCGACTAGAGCTATTAGTATAATCAAGTCTTCTCTTAACGAGTTGATGATTTCATTTTGTAAAGTTATTGTATTGTTTTGAGCAGATAGGACTGTATCATACTCACCCATCATATAATCATGTGTGGATATTGTATCTTTGTTATCCATGATATAGCTGTATAAGACTTCGTTTGTCATGTCTGGGGTATTATAATAGTTGAAGAATGTAGAAGCTGTAGAATTTTGTATATCTACTGTAAGTTTCATGTAATCAGAGTAACCTACATCTGATAACCAACTATAGGTATCTATTGTGAAATTGAATGTACCATCATCCTGTAAAATTCCACCGTCTCCTCTTTCTAATAATGTATCATCTGAGTGATACACATTATAGGTTATGGTGGTATCTGACAAATCTATCTTTGTTATGGTTCCGTTTATGAAAATATTGTCATTGAGATTGTATTGTGATTTGTCTGTTTGAATTTGTATATTGTTTGGTAACAGTTCAAAAGTAATTTCTATGGAATCTAGTTTATCTATACCATATTGAAGTTTAATTATATAATTTCCTAAAATCCAAGATGTTGTTGAATGTATATTTTTAGTGAATGTTTTGTCTTCTTCAATTGGGATCTGATCCATGGAAACTATATTATTATCTGGATTAATTACTATAAAAGATAATGTGTGTCCTTCTATAATTTTATCAACTCCACCAGTAATTAAAACTGTCTCACTTTTTACATATTCTTCTTTATCTGTAATAGCAGTTATTTCTGCAAATGCAGGAATTATCAACATTGGCAATGTTAAGAAAATAAACAATATGTGAAATTTCAACATAGGTTTTTTGGTAAGACGTTATTTAAACAACTTATACCCAAATCTGTTATTTTGTAATCTACATTATGAGGTTTACTAATAGAGCCATATACAAATTTTTCAATGAACTTGTATTTGACTAATTCTTTTAATTTTATTGATAATGTTGATGTTGGTATCTGAGACATTTGTGCAATTTTTTTATAACTCAATTTTTGATTTTTTCGAAGTGTGATTAATATGAATATTATCCATTGTTTAGTAATTAATTTGTATTCAAGATTAGAGAGTTTTTGCATATTACTATATCCAGTATTCTTACTACTTAACCTAGATATGCTGGAATAAATAAAAACCCACCACTTTGTTTTATTCGTATGTAAGTTTGAGGTAAAGCAGGTAAAGCACTTCCAGAACCAGAATTTGCAAAAGATTGAGATATATTAAAATCTATTGTAGCACTTAAGTTAAAACTTAAATCAGTAATAGCAAGACCGTTAAAAGATATATCATCATCAACAGAATTTCCTAAAATAACATCTCCGCCAAATATAGCAGTATTAGTTACATCAAGGAATTGGACATACAGTGTATTCCATCTATCAGCAAATGAACCTAACTCAAAAGAACCATTTGGAATTAAATCTTGATTTATAGCTGTTGGGCTTGCAAGATTTGAGAGATTAACATTAGCTCCTAGACCTGTTAAATCACTAATGTTTCGCTCTATCCCACCAGAAACTATCTTGACGTCTGCACCTTCTCTATACATGTCACCATTATTTCCTGGAAAAGAAACAGCATCACCTAAACTTATTGCAATATTAATTATTGCGAATGGAAAATTAATAGTACCACTATCACTTATTGTTCCAACAGTAGAACCACCTGTTAAAAATTCGTAATTTGCTCCAATCCCTGAAGGAATGTTAAAATCAATACCTGATGTGGTGCCAATAATTTGATTATCAGATGAACTAATAACTCCTGCAGTACCTAGTCTTAAATTATTTACATGTATGGCACTCCATAGATTTCCTGAATCGCCTAATGTTTTACCTGCTTGTGGTATTAGATTTTGATTAATTGATGTAGGATTTGATAAATTAGAGAGAAATACATCAGCACCGCCAGCAACTACTCCAATATTTGATAGGTTTCTTACTGAACCACCTGAAAAAACAAGCGTGTCTGTTCCATCATTTGTGAATTGCCCTGAAACTGTAGGTGCTCCTCCTAAAAGTCCAATCAATAAACTTGAATTTGCAGTTAGTAGATCAGCCGCAAATTCATTATTTTTAATTTCAGCGGAGCCTATAATATTATTTTCACTAATAACAATCTTAGCACTAAATGGAAAATTTATCACAAGATTAGAAAGAATAGAATCATATCCTATTGCAGGTGAACTTCCTGCAAAAACATTTGTACCAGAAGAAGAAGCAAATGTAATGTCTCGTGCATCTCTAATGGAATGACCAAGCATCTCTAATCGATATACTCCTGCTGCAGCTTCTTCAAATCTTGCTATCTCAATTAGATTTGCTAGAAATATGTGAGATTGTACAGCAGCCACACCATATAGTAATCCACCATTAGGGTCTGCTTTATTTTGTATAGATTGACCAGCTTGAAGAAATTCTATTTTGTCTACTCCTTGAATTAATGGGGCGGCACCATCCATATCAATTCCAGTAACACCAGTTAATGCACCAACATTAGCAATTCCTTGAGCTTGCCAATTCTTGTTTACATCAATGTCTAATGCTGAAAGTGCAGTTATTCCACCTGAACTAGAACTTCCAACACTGGTGGCATGAGTCCAAATGATTCCTTCATCTATTGTGTATAATACAACTGTAAATCTCGTATTAGCTGTAGTTGGAATTTCTGGAGGATTTGCTAAACTTGGCGGCCATATTGGTGAAGCATACCCACCCGTACCATCAATGTCTATAATTATTCTTAATCCTTCTTCCTTTGATATAGGAGGAGGATTAATAATTTCAAATTCAATGTCTCTATCTATTATTATGTGATGTACGTTGCTAATTCCTGCATCAATAGTTGATTTTGTTGGTAAAGTTTGTGGAGTTATTTCATTAAATGTTAATTGTACTGGTTCAGATAGTCCTTCTCCTCCACCACCACCACCATCACCTCCTAAAGTTCCCCCTGTAACGAAATATGTTTCCTCTGTTGCCGTTTTATAGGCTGTAATTTCTAATAGGTATCTTTCTCCAATTTCAGTAGGTAGTGTCGGGAGATTCTCAATAGTGGGATTAAAAGTAAGAGAGTTGAATGTAGCTGTATCAATTGTAATATCCAGTGTGAATTTAATAATTCGATTTTGAATTAGGTTAGTAAAGTTAATTGTAGTATTATCGCTAGTTAGTAAGATATTCGAATAACGAGCGTATGTTCCGCTAAGACTAATATCAATTATATCTGCACCAGATATTATGAGAAAAGGATACAATACAGGATGTGTAGTGCCAGCATTAGCAGTAGGACCATGAGATAATAATGAAAATGTCTGAGCAGGTGATATGGACTGTAATGAGGCAATTTTCCCACCTTCATAATAATTTAGTCTAATGTCTTGAGCGGATTGTTTTTGGTTAGTAGAGATAGACCCAGGGTGACGAGCAGACATGATAAATCTTCAAAGTCTCAATAATTAAGATTATGCTTTTATAGGGATTTTGTGATAGCGATTAATGACAAAAATCGAAGAATTACGAAAACAAAGAGACAGATTCTTAAAATTACTTGAAAAACTTTGTGAGCCTAATTTTAACAGTCAGAGCCTTATCGTGTTGCTGTGCTGGATGGGTAAGTCTTGGTTCAAAGACAGAGAGCGAATATATGATCATGATGAAAAAATCAAAGATCTTCAAACACGTTTAAGTAAAATCGAAGGGGACACAGGAACATGAAAGGACATACTTGTGATGATATGATTGAGGATATGGATAAGAGTCTAGACGAACTTGAAGCGGAATTAAAGAAAATAGAATCAACTTACATCTAATCTCTTGGTCAGCGTTGCTTCATATATTGCACCCCCACGCTTGCCTTCCGCGTTGAATGTAAAATTCTCAGACATTAAAACTACTTCTCTAGTATTATCTACTGTAAAAGTATCACCAGCTTGAACCCAAAACTTTAGATAATTAGCTCCTACTGCTGGCTCGTTGGTTGCATCTGATGTGTGAGATACAATACATCTGTAAGGCAAACTATCAAATGTAGCTACCACAGTATTTGATACTGCATAGGTAGTGGCAGTCATCCATATATCTAAATCAATTGTTGCTAGTTCTGCAAACTTTATCATATCTGCATTTTCAACAAACACAAATTGCTCAGTCTGCAAATCACAACGAATCTCCGTCTCATATGTGTATGCTTCATACTGTAATGCCTGACGCTGTTGTTCTGCAATAGCAATTGATCTTAGTTGTCGTAGATTGCGTGTCTGTGGAGATTGATATGTGGGACCATTTACTACTCTGGTAGTCTCTACTCCACTAGATACGAAAGGCTGTTTTACTAATCGAAGACCATCAATAATCCCTACAGTCTTGAAGTTATTCAATGCACCAAATATTAGATTTTTGAAAAAATTACCTATGTTAACTGGTAGGTATCTCCCTTCTCCATCATATGATGTCTTTAACTGCCATGTGATTAGTCGAACTTTTCTTTGCTGAAATATTGAACGAATTTCAAGCTCAGGAGTATGAATTAGATTTATTGCTATCGTATCAATACTCCAAGGTGCTCTTGATGGTCGCTCTACTGTAAAGTTTGCAAATGGTAGAACAATATCTACAGTATCTCCTAGATGTCTATAGTTATAGTCAGTTCTCCATACTTGTGACAAGTCGTCATATATTGTAACAGTAAATGCAATATCACCCTCAAAGAGTTTAGGAAAATCTCCTACAAACATTGTAAAATTAAACAAAAATGCAAGTGCTGAGAACGGACTTCCCAAGTCTTCGGACTGATCATTATTGAATCCTGTTAATCCGTTTCGTGTGAATGTAGTATTTTGAATATCTAAATGTCCAAAAAGTTGATTATTTACTCCATTAGGATCAGTTCCCAACCCATACAGATCCCCCACTTTTTCAGTAATGGCATTAAACTCTGAAAACGGATAAGGAAAAGGCAAAGCATACCACCAACCAAAATCATAATAGTCAGTTTGTACTAATGCCTCTAATTCTGTAGTAGTAGGCTTTACAGTATCCTCAATAGGTAAACTAAACAATCTACTTGCGTTATCAATTACAGAGTCCAGCCAGTTTCCAGTTTTTACTAGGAATTCGTCTATTATACTATTTAGATCATATTCGTAGCTAATCTCAATTGCAGAATTTGTAAGAAATGATGAGATGTCTTGGTTTGATTTTATTGTATTTGTAATTAGTCCATCTACTGACTGTATATTGAGAGGATGATGAAAGGGATCATTTCCGCCAGAATCATCTGATATATCTTGCCATGAAAAAGGACCTCCTGAACTGCCTCCTCGAAACACATCTGCTTTTCGTATGGCAAGTTTTTGTTTTCCTACCACAGTGGGATCTGTATTGAATTCATAAACCTTACCTTCTGAATATATGCAACAGTGAGATACTGCTCTATCTTGTACTGTAGGAATTGAAGGAGTCAAAAATACAATCCATTCTGATCCTGTATATTGTACTAAAGCATTTCCAAAAGTTCTACCAAATCTATCATTGAATATGGTACCTGCTCCATCTCCAAAAGCACCACTAGGATTCCCTAAGGACAAATCAACTAGTAATCTAAAGCCTGCATAGAGTCCTGTGTTTAACTGACCTCTCAGATAAAATTTTAGTGTAGCATCATTTTCTAAATCATCAGTTATTGATCTACCAAATACCCAGTCTCTATTATAAAATGACTCTCGTACAACTAAATTACCATCTGGAAATGCAGGAGAATCAAATCCAGCTGAGATAAAATTGTTTGTTGGATTGCTACACGAGTTCTTTGTAACTACTGCTTTATTATTGGTAAATGGTGAATAATCTAATGCTCCCACTATGGTAGCAAAATCCGTGGCTGTCCATTGTATATCAGGAGGAGGAGTAGAGATAGGTACTGTTTGGTTTGCCTGAAAGATAATTCCATCTGAAATTACCTTCATTCCTATGAGATATGTAGCTCCTGCATTATAAGCTGGATAGTTGTTAATTTCCTCTACAAATGATGAGAATTCATGAAACTCTGCTGGAACAGAACCAGTATTTGGTTGACCTCTTACAAATACTTGAGTTGCAAGTTGTGATTCAATTCTATATGTTAAAGAGTGAATTGGTGCAGTAATGGGATTAAATACGGTATCTCCTCCTGAGCCTTGTTCTTTTATAGTCATAATAAGATCTGCGAAATTATCCTCAAAGACAAAAGAGAAAAAGTTACCAAGGCCTCCAGAAGTGGTTGGTTGGTTTAGTCTCTCAAATATGTGAAGTAATGCATCATAGTAAGTAGTCTCTGAATTAAATTCGTAGATGTTATTGGTTCCTAAAAAGGTGTTAACACTTGGAAATCCGATAGTAATTTCTGGTTGGTCTGTTCCTTTGTTTTGGTTATAGCTAATAATCAAAAGTACAATAGCAGTAAAAGGAGTTACCCATTCAAAGTATGCTGGAAATTTCATATCCTGTAGTGCTCTCTCTCGTCCTTTGAGTTCTAGTGGTAAGAGATCTCCATTTTCATTTTTCTGTCCTAGTTCAGTATCAACTTCAAATACTCCAGATTTTGTATTTCCGTTCTTGTCTTGCCAAGATATTTTGATTCCATCAAACTGATTAATTTGAGGAGTTGTACCACCATTGGTATTTGTGATAAATGCGCCTTCTTGTGAGTTGAGCATAATTGATGCTGATCTTATTCTTCCTGTACCCTGAAACTTGCAAGAGTTAATTGCAATAATGGAATCCGAAATATTTACAGGAGTTCCGTTAGGATCAAAAGATATTGTAAAGGGTCGAGGATCAAGAGACATTATGGATTCAACGCCTCTAATAGTGTGATGTATTCTGTGTAATCCCCTACAAATTCTAATTCTATAGTTACGAGTTGATGGTTAGTCCATTCTAGCATATCAATTAGGTCATAGTTTACAAATCTAATTCCAGCTAGTATAGTTGGATTTATTGTAGGGAATCCTGTGAGTTTGTCATTTCGTAATCCGAATCTTCCTTCGGTAAATACCCCTCTAACATTTTGTTCTTTTAATGAAAATAATTCAAATCTTGCCTGTATTGCTGCCTGATCAGATACTTTTTCATTTATTGCAACAGTGAATTTAATTGGAACCGTTACTAGTGTAGTAGCTGGTCTTGTAGTAATACGGGCTCCAACATTAGGAACATCTGTTTTTCGTTGTGGTACTCCATGACTGAACGCAACTACACCAGCCGAAGATGTTTCTGTAATACCATACTCTAATCCAATAGCTTCTGAGTTTGGTATGCTTGCTTCTGTATCTGATCCTACTGTGAATCGATATAGTGCAAATGGTAAATTTGTAGAGTCAGCCAATTATTCTATTCTCACTCCTGCACTTTTATCATCTAATCCGATTCTGGCTATACGTGATTGATTAACTTCAAAGTAACTATTATACACCCATACCTCATTATTTGAAGTCCATCCTTTACCTTGTGATAAGATTACCTGAGCGTTTGGATCTCCAAACTCTCGCATTTTTACTAACTCTCTAGATAGTCCAACGTCTACCTCTTCTGAGATGAATCTTCTAAAGTCTCGATTAAATGGTCCTCCTTTTACAGAGAGCTTTTTCATTATTTCAATGAACAGTATTGGAGATGCAATTATAGCTCCAACTATACCGAGCATTACAGTAGCATTAGGTCCTAATCTTGAGAGAAGTTTCTCTAATCCACCAATCGCAAAGCCTTCTGGATTTTTAAGAATTCCACGGATTTTTTGAATTTCGGATTTGTCTAGTCCTTCAAGTGCTTTTGTGAATTCTGTTTTTTCTTCTTTTTCTTTATTTGTTTTAGTTTTCTTAGTAGTAGTAGTTTCTCCTTCTTCTAGTTGTTCTAGTACAGGTCTTACCTCTTCAAGACCAGCTTTCATCTCATTTACTTTTTTTAGATACTCGTCAATCTCTGCTTTAGAGCGTGCCTGAAGCCCAACCTCAATTTCGATGATCCCCTCCTCACTCATACTTTCAACCTCATTTTCTTTCTATTACGTCGTTTCCAATCTCTTGAAGAGAGATTACATCTTTCTCTATTGTTTTGTGCATATTCTTTAGCTCGTTGAAGATTACATATTTTGCAACTTCTGCCAAATTTTTGAAGTTGTGTATTTTTAGCCGTATATTCATGTCCTTGTGGACAGTGGGTTTTTTTTGAGTTTAGTGCACAAAAGCTTATTCCTTGAAGTACATTCTCTTTATTTGTTATAGCTTCTAAATGTGCAGGATTTACACATTTTCGGTTTCTGCATTTGTGATGAATTATTAATCCATGTGGAATTTCACCATTCCAATATACATAAGAAAAACGATGAGCCATTATTTTTTTACTGTTGATTCTAATCTGGGCATAACCCTTAGTAGCTAAACTTCCTTTCCAATTCCAGCAACCAGAAAGAATATCTAATTGAATAAATTTAGTAAATCTTTTTATATTATTGATATTTTTTACTTCCTCAATCATGATTTAGTTTCTCTTGTATTTCGTTTATTACATTTCTTATTAAGGACTTTTGGGAGAATTCTAGTCCGCGCTCCATAGCATGAGTGTCTCTTTGTCCAGTTATGTAATGACCTTTAGAAAATATGGTAGATCCTGCTTTTGGAGTTCCAGCACCTTTGAAAAATATCGCACTTGGGTTTCTTCCTCCGCTTGGTCCTTTAGATGCAAATGCCAAGACTCCTCCTTCTGTTTTTGGTTCTATCCAAATTTTCTCTTTAGTACCATAGTTGAACCATTTCGCTAGAGGTTTTTCAGGTGTTCCCCAATTATTGATGATTTTACCCCTGTTCCGTCCAGTTTTTACAAATTTGAATCCGTTAATGAATTGTTCTGGTAAATTGGATGCTTTAGATATTCTCATTATTTCAGGTATTACAAAATTGTTATAGTATGATTCCATTCCCTTATCTAATTCATCATTAACTTTTCTTTTTGCCTCTCGCATTTCAATACGAGTAATATCTTCAAACCCAAAGTCAGAAGACATGAGCGTAACTCCTACAAGGCAATTATGTGAAATCTGATTCCAGTTGCTACTCCGCCAGGAGGAGCGAGAAATTTCATAGTCGGAATCTCTGCAGAAAAGTTTATCGTAATATCATTGGCAGCACCTGAAAGGGCTTGACCTGTAACTATAATTGCCTGAGGCGTATATGCTCGTCTGGAATTAGGGGTACTTGCAGTATTTATTATATTAAAAATAGCCTTGTCTACGACTGCCGAACACCAAATATCTTCTAATTCAGGTCCGTAAGTATCAAGTTTACCTGCTCGTGTGGATATTCTGTTTCGAGGAGGATCTTTGGAATATTCCACATCATATACAGTGACAAATTCACCACCTTCAATAGAAAGTAATACAACATCTGAGTTAAATGCATCAGCTAAACTACCTGTCATTTGATTTTATTTTATATTCTCAATAATTAAGGAATCATATTAATGAACATTTTTGGTCTAACTATCACGTTTGTAGCTGCTTGCTCGTTTGTTTCAGTGTGTAAAGCAAAAGGAACACTACGATATTCTAATCCAAATGCTAGAGGATCGCTTTGATCTGCAGGAATAGTTAGTCTTCTATTTTTTCCTATTGCTGTCTCTACTGCTGAAACGATAGTGTATAGTTGATTTTGTGCTCGTAGTGGGTCTACATCTTGAGTAATACATACACACCAAAATTCGTAAGTAATCAACTCTCTTGCTACAATATCTCGAGTTCCTCTACCAGCTCTCTCTCTAGATACTATAGGAACAGGTGCTACGTTAATCCAAATGTGTGGGGGGCCCAATCCACCCGGAGGCGATTCTGGTAAAGGAAATTCATATTTGATTATTTGTCGTACTAAATCGGGAGTATCTGTACCTCCATTCTTGTTTGGGAATAATAGTGGAGATGCTTGGAAAGTTTTCTCCAATCGGTCTATAATGGAGTTTGTATTTAATGCACTTGAAAAACTCATGATCCTATAGATGTAGATCCTTTACTTCAAACATTATTGATTCATCAGCAAAAATCTTTTCAGTTTGTGATATTCCTGCTATTTGCCAGAATGGGAGTAGAGTCCAAATGACATCGCTAGCATAAAATGAATCAGGTACAGGAAAAAAGATTACCGCGTCAGTAGAAAGTTCTGCATCAAAGTTTTGAGTGTTTAGTGTACCTCCTCTTTTCTGATATTCCAATACCCAAGTAAGGGGAGTAGAGCCATCATCAACAAAGACATTTGAGAAATTATTCTTTATTTCTGTCTGTGTAACTGGAACTCCTTTAATTCTAGGAATTACCAATATAGGTAGAGTAGTAGAACCTCTTTGAGCTTCAGGCAATATTTTTCTCCTGTTGGTCTGTCTGTATTCTACGCATTTTCTTTTGAATTGGATTATCGTTATTACAAAGCATTAAGATCCATCCTCTGGATTTACATCAGTAAAATCAAACTCTATTGGTGTAGTAGGGTTTGTGTCAAAGTCAAAGAATAATTGAATGCCTGTGGGTTCGGAACTCATAATATATTTTCAAAGTCTCAATAATTAAGATTATGCTTTTATAGGTTCTGTGTAATATACGGTATCATAAATTTTTTCGCCTTTTGGCATTACGCCGTTCTCTATTTTCAGGGTTACTAAGCCATTTACGTTTATTCAATCTGGATTTTTCTCTTGATTTTTCCAAGTCTTTATAATATTTATTGTGGTCATGTAATTTTCTACATTTCCTACATTCTCGTCTATTACGAGATAGATTAATTGTATTCTCTTCGGTAAATTCATGTCCTCTTTTACAGTGAGTTTTTCTTTTATTTACTGCTGAAAAACTTTCTCCACAAAGAATATTTTCTTTAGAGGTAATTTGTTCTAAATGATCAGGATTACAGCATTTTCTATTTCGACAGAGATGATTTAAAGTAAGTCCTTCTATCAAATCTCCTTTGTGAATAAGATAAGATAATCTATGCGATCGCCAAATCTTTCTTTTTAGTTTAAAATGACCATATCCACGTTGTAGAGTAGTTCCTACCCAATCCCAACACCATGTCTCTTCATTGAATTTTATCTTGGAGTAAAATCTCTTTAGGTCTTCAGGAGATATTTCATATTTCACAAAATATTAAATTCAAACTACTATAAAGGGGTATTCAATATAAAAAGTCACTTGGATAGCCTTGATTCTGGCTGTACCCAAACTGATATTGTTCATTAAACTTTGTAGTTTCTGCTTCCTGTATTGGCGCTTGTCTCTCAGTTGGAGTCATTGCCAATAATTTCTTTGCTAATACGATACTTTCTTTGTAATCATTCTTAGAGTCTTTGGCATTGACTGATCCTATCTGGTTTCGTTGTTTGTATCTAACCCAATTTAATGCAGCATCTTTGGCATATGTAAAAATAGTAGTTCCTTCTTCTAACGGAATTACATCTGAGGACTCGAATAGCTCTGTCTCTACTCTGTCGTTTGCTTCTCTTACCCAATCTTGGTATCTTTTGCGTTCCTCACTTGGCATTGTTTTTTGAAGTTCCTCTGTAATACCTTGAGAGTCAAAGGCATCAGCAGTAGTGATATATTTTTGTGGGATATATTTGGACATGATTAATTTCTAGTATTGTTATTATCAAATAACATGTCATAGGTAGCTTTGTAAATCTCATGAGATGCATGTGCAAAAAAGTAATAATCAGCTTCACCATTAATTTCTAGTTCATTCTTAGGTGGACATTGAGGGATTAGTATTCCTGCCTTGCGTTGTAAAATAGCACATCGAGAAGCTATACCATCATTATTAACCATGATTAGTTAGTAAAGTCTACAAATAAAAGGATTAAGTGCCCTCTCGGACATCATTTTTCACTACCACTCCTGTTGGAGGTCTGAGTAGGTCAACTATCTGAGTGAGAGTAGTGATTTCTGTACCACTTGGTGAAGTGGTTATCTGCAACTTTTCACCGAATCTTTCTGGATGTTGAATCACAAACCCGATAAAGTCATGCACGATATTGAAATCTGCAAATTTCTTTGC